AGTCGGGCAGTTGGTTCCGTTCGAGTTCAACGCCAAATCCGCGAACACCCCGCTGGTCCGCTCGCGCGTGTTGGCGTGGGGATCCAAAGCGGTGGCGGGAAACGGCACGGGAGTTCAGCTTGGATCAGCGTTGTTGGCCGGGCAAACTCTTTATGCAGCACTTCACGTATTCAGCGTGGGCACGAACATTGCCGTCAAGATTCAGAGTGACGACAACTCGGGTTTCACGACGCCGACTGACCGCGTCACCTTCGTTACGGCCACTGCCATCGGCGCGCAGTGGATGCAATTGGCTGGCCCTGTCGCAACTGACACTTGGTGGCGTGCCGTGTGGACCCCAACGGGGGGCGCGGCCTCGATTTGGGCCGTGTTTGGGATCCTGTAAAGGGAGGAGAATCGTACAATGGCCACTCTCGTCTACACGGACGCGTTCTTGTCCGTCAACTCTGTCGATCTCAGCGATCATGTGCGGTCGTTGACCATCAACTACGAAGCGGAAATGCTGGACGATACCGTCATGGGCACGTCTGGCACCCGGTCGAACTTTCCGGGGCTGCTGAACTGGTCCATGGAGGTCAACTTCCTCCAGGATTTCGCCGCGTCCGAAGTGGACGCCACGCTGTTCCCGCTGGTCGGAGCCGTGCCGTTCCCGATCATCGCTCGACCAACCAGTGCCGCCGTTGGCGCCAGCAACCCCCAGTACAGCGGCAACGCCGTGCTGGCCACCTATCCCCCGATCACCGGTGAGGTAGGCACGTTGGCCATGGTGACGGCGTCCTTCAAGTCGGGTGGCGGGTCGCCGTTGGCCCGTGCAATCGCGTAATACCGCTACGACCCGCTTAGCACGATGCTAAGCGGTTGCCGAATCGGGGGCCGTCCGATGGCGGTCCCCGGTTCATCATCGCCCGTAGGACACGTCAGGCCACGTACGACGGTGCCTAACCATCTCCCACGGTGCCCGTGTGAAGGAGTTGTACCATGTCCGTCCGCCAGAACCAGCTTGCCGTGAACCGCCGCAAGGCCCGTCGCATGACCACGCCATTCAAGGAGTTCTCCCCCTACGAGGAGGGACGCAACCGGTCCCTTCGCTTCGATGTAAATGCCCTTGCCGACTTCGAACAGGAGACGGGCATGGGGTTTGCTCAGCTCATGAAGCAGAAGGCCATTTTCGCCAGCGCACGCGCCATGCTGTGGGCGGGGTTGAAACACGAGGATCGTGGAATCTCCATCGACTACGTCGGTGACCTTCTCGGGGAGTACATCACCGACGAGGACGTGCCGCCGGGAGAACACACCATCGACACCATTCTGATGGTCGCATTCGAAGCTGCCATCGAACAAGGTGCTCTTGGGTTGAAAAAGAAGGACGACGCCGAGGCTCAGACCGCTGCCGCTGTTGATGAGACCGATCCCACGGCCATTGACGTGAAGGCAACGGAGTCGGACCCTACCCCGCCCCACCGCCAGCTCCCCTAGGGCTGTGGTGGACGGATTGGATCGCCGACGCCGAAGCGTACGCGTACAACGAACTGGGGCTGATGCCATGGGACTTCTATCGGTTGGTGCCGAGAGAATTCCACGAAATGACAAAGGGGCATCGGAAACGTCAGCGCGCTCGCCTACGCCAGGAAGCAAAGTGGGTGTGCGTATTGGCGAATGCCATGGGCCACATGAAACGAACGCTCCGAGTTGAAGACCTGATCGGATTGGAGCCAGAGGAAATGGCAAAAATCAAGATAGAGGTGGCTCGGAAACGACGCCGCAAGGCGGCTGAACAAGCGGAGCAAAAGGCATAGCCTATGTCCACGGTCATCGGTGATCTGTTTGTTCGGTTAGGGGTCGATGCCACGGCTCTCGACAAGGGACTCGGCGGGGCCGAGAAACGCGTCGAGAGCTTTGGCACACGCATGTTCTTCATGGGATCGCGGATTACGGCGGGGATCACGGTGCCAATTGTCGGGGCCGCTGCAGCCGTAGCCAAGTTTGGGATGGACTTCGACAAAGCTATGACCGAGTCGTTGGCCATCATGGACAACATCACACCCAAGATTCGATCCCAGATGGAAGGGGTGGCTATCGAAGTTGCCAAGACCACCAAATTCAGTGCCACGGAAGCGGCCGAGGGATTCTACCATCTGGCGTCGGCCGGGTTGGACGCGGCCACAACCATGGGCGCGTTGCCCATTGCCGCCAAGTTCGCACAAGCCGGAGTCATGGATCTGGCCAAGGCGACAGATTTTCTTGCCAGCGCACAAGCCGCGTTGGGCAACGACATGGAAACGTCCACTGAAAAAGTGGCCGACATGGCAAAGATTGCCGATGTCCTGACGGCCGCGAACAACCGAGCGCTGGGCACGGTGCAAGATTTCGCCGAGGCGTTGACGAACAAGTCAGGCGCGATCATGCGCCAGTTCAACATCCCACTAGAGGAGGGGGTTGCTGTTCTCGCATCGTACGCGGCGCAGGGGACCAAGGGACGTGTGGCTGGTCAGCAGTTCATGATGATGGTGCGTGACCTGACCACGCAGATGATTAAGCACAAGTCGGCATTTGAGGAATACAAGATTGCCGTCTTCGATGCCAACGGCAATCTTCGGAACATGGCCGACATCATCCACGATGTGGAGTTGGCGACGAAGGGCATGAACGTGCAGCAACAGACGGCCATGTTGCTGGCGTTGGGGATTCCCCTACGGTCGGTGGCGGCGACCCGCGCCTTGATCGGTTACTCGGATGCAATCCGCGACAACGAGAAAGCATTGCGTGAGGCCGGGGGCACCACGGAACGGGTGGCCGCAAAGCAATTGGAGGCCTACACCAATCAGTTGAAGCTGATGGCGAACCAAGTAGAAATCCTCGGCATCCGATTGTTCCAAGCATTCGTGCCGGTCATCGAACACGACATCATGCCTGCGTTCAAGGCATTGATCAGCATGGCGGACACCGTCGTCACCGCATTTGAGCGAATGCCGGAACCGGTAAAAGCCGTGACACTCGCGCTGTTGGCACTGGCCGCGGCTGTGGGTCCGGTCATTGCCGTCATCGGCTCGATGTCGTTGCTGGGCGGCGCGGCCATGGAAGGGTTATCCGCATTAGCGGGAGGAGTCAGTACTATCGCTGTGCAGCTGGGATTGGCGGCCGGGGGATCGACCGTCGCAGCCGTGAAACAAGTCGCCCTGAACAAGGCATGGCTCGACGCGTCAAATGCCGCATTCACCGCTGCCGAAGCGGCCGGGCTGTCTGCCGCACAAGTTGTGGCCGCGTCCAATGCGGCCGGAGATGCCGTCCTTGCAGAACAGGCATTGGCCGGGGCCACCATGGCCACCACAGGCGAGGTCGGCGCATTTGGAGCGGCAATTGCAGCACTGTCAAATCCGGTTACGGCTACGATCCTGGTCATTGGGGGGTTGGCAGCTGTCACCTACTATCTAAGTACGAGATTGACCGAGAACGAACAGGCGATCATCGATAATAGCAAAGCGTTCACCGAACAGACCGATAAGTTGGACGCGGCGATGAAAACCTATGACAACCTCGGATATGGGTTGAGCCTCACAAAGGAGCAAACCCAGAAACTAGACGAGGCCACGCGCCTGTTGGCCGAGGCGTCTGGGTTGTCGGTAGATGCGTTCAACAAGGAAGCGAACAAGAGCGACGACCTGACCCGTGCGTTGAAAGAACAAATCCAATCCCGAAAGGATCTGGCCGACGCGTATGGGGAGGGACTGGCCGCGACGTTTGCCAAAGAACGAGCATCGTTGAATAACTTGAAATCGCAGATGAACGACGTGCTCAACGGGAAGGGCGTCGTGGCCGTCACGGGCACCGGGCCGGGAGGATTTACGGCTCCTCGAACCATGAACATGGAAGAACGGATCGCCGCCGTCAAGCGTCTAACGGCCGAGATCGACAAGCAGCGACAGGTCGCCGAAAAGGCCAAGTCCGAATACGAGTCGTTTATCACACTGGCCACACCCGATTCGGGAGGGGGGCCAGCCATCCCCCACTCCCGTATACCCGGAGCCGGAGGAGGACCGCCCCTCGTTCACCCAGAAGAGGAGCTGGCCAAGTTGACGGGGCAGGCTAAGAAAGTAGATGACCTGTTCCATGAATTGATGGGAGACGAGGATTCGCAGTTGGGTCTGTTGGTGGAGTTGTGGCACCAGCACAGCGACCAAATCCGAGGCAATGCCGGGGCCATGGCCGAATTGGCGCAACGGTATTTGACGCTCCGGAAAAACGCGCACGTCACCAGTGACGAACTGGACAAAGTGTTTGCGGTGCAGATTAACGGGTTCCAGAAGACGCACCACGAAATCAACCAGTTCGAGGACATCATGGGATCGGCGGGGAAAGCCATCGCCGAAAACTTCAAGGATTTCCAGGCCGCGTTCGAGCACATGTCCACCTCGAGCGAGATCGACGCGTTCTGGAAAATGAACGAGAAGGGGATTCAGGATCTCATCCCGTTCTTCGACAAGTTGGACCCGGCCATCCAACAGATGATCAAATCCTACTGGGCGTGGAAGGCTACGTCCAAGGACGTGACCGCTGCCGCCGCCAAGGACATGTTGGAGGTTGGCAACAAGATTACAGAGATGGCCGACAAGGTTGCGGCTGACCTAGCCGACAAGCAAGACTCGCTGGCCCTGTTCACGGACACGTCATCCGACAAGCAAATCAAGGGATTGCAGCGCACCAGCAACAAGTTGCGTGCGGAATACAAAAAGCAAATCGATGCTCTGAAATTGGAGGTTATGAAACTTCCCGAGGCACAGCAGTTTGCCGAGTGGGAACGCATCAAGGCCATTGAGGCCTCGGCCGACAAGATCGTTGAGGCGCAGCACCGGGAAAACTTGTTGCGGTTGTTGGAGGCCGAGGGATTCAGCAAGCGGTGGATCCGACTGCACAAGGACATGACCGAGGCGGAGATTCAAACCCGCATCGACGCTCGTCGAGCGTGGAATGAATACATGAAACAGTTGGAGGATGTCTACGCCATGACTTCGGCGCTAGGCAACCTTATGACTTCGCTAGGCCATTCCGATGTGGGTAAAGTATTAGCGGATGTGTCGTCCGCGTCCACGGACTTCCTCAAGGGCGTGGACATGGTGAAATACGGGGAAAACATCCAGCAGCAGATCACCGGCATGATCAACATGGCGAACGCCGCTGTGAAGGTCTGGAACATGCTGGGCACCATTCGCAGTAAAGCAGGACGAGTGGCAGCCGGGGCCATGGCCGGAGCCGAGATGGGCGCGGCGTTCGGGCCGTGGGGTGCCGTGATAGGGGGAATCGTTGGCGCGATTGCTGGCGCCATTAAGAAAGAACCCCGATGGATGCAAGTGCAAGATGCGTGGAAAACAAAGTTTGGCATCGCCATCACCGACGGTACCGCACAAGCCATCGAGGCCACAGCCAAGGCAGGCCATACATTCGACGCGGCCCAGTTGCTGAATCTGGACAAAATCATCGCGGATGCCGGGGGTGTAAAAGCTGGAAACTTCGACGTGTTCGTTGGCAAGATGCACGACATGTTCTCGCTACTACAGCGTGGCGAAATGACTGTGGATGAGGTGAAAGATCAGTTCAGTAAGAATTTCCCGGCCATGGCCCAGTACGTTGTTGATATGGGGAAGGTCGCGGATCCGGTGTTCCTGAATTTGATAGATACGATGCGGGAGTTTGGGTTCCAAACCAAGGAGACTACCGACTTCATTCTGGGGCAGGTCACGCGCATGGGCGCGGGGTTGGAAAAAGCGATTGGGGCTGTCAACTCCCGTTTGGAGGGATTGGGGGATGCGCGAAAGAAGCTGGCCGACGCCCAAAAGGTCATCGACGATAAAAAGGCAAGAGGAGAGGCACCCGGTGCCGGAGACAAGAAAAGACTGGCGGATGCCCAAAAAGCGTATGACGATGCGTTCGCGGCCAGTGGACAGAGCGCTGCAAAGACCGCTGAGGAGGTTGCGCGGTTGGGCCGGTTGACGGTGGTCGCGTTTAACGCGGCTATTGCGGGGGGTGCGTCATTCGAAGAAGCGTTGGCTGCTGTAGGACCGGACCTTGATGGACTGATAAAAGCGATGGAGTCGCTGGGTATCACGACAGACAATGTCGCGTTGAAGGCGCTCATCTTCCAGAGAGATTTCGCCAATCACAACAAGGAATTGGTCGAGGGGATTTCGGGTCTTAACGATGCGTTCTTGGCCGCGTCGAATCTGGGATTGGCGCGTGACCCGGCCGTGTTCAAGGATTTCACGGATCAACTGGCATCCCAGTTCGATGTCATTCATGCTAAGGTGTTGGCAGCGGGAGGCAGCGAACGTGATGCCCTACAAATCATCGCACCGATGCTGAACAACATCCTGGACGCGTCAAAGAAGTATGGCCTCACCATCGACGAACACACGCAGAAACTGATTGATGAGGCCAACAGTTATGGCCTCATCAACGAGAAACAGTTGACGACAAACGAGATCCTGGCCACTGGGTTTGCCGCACTGCTTCAGGCGTTGGGTAAGGATGTTCCGCAAGCCCTGTTAGATTTGATCCCCAAGGCTCAGACAACCGCCGACGGCGTCGAAACAGCGTTCACTGGCGCTGGGAGAGACATCGTCAGTGATTGGGATAGTCGATGGAAAGATTTTGACGGGAACATCGGCAAGATACCAGAACACTTCAGGAATTGTTGGGTTAGATACGGGACGCAGATTGTGAAGGACAGTGGAGGAATAGCAGACGGAGTTGAAAAGGAGTTTGATAATATCCAAGTCGATCCCATCGATATTCACTACCGATACAAGGCCGACAACGAACTGCCCGATTCGGCTCCACCAACTGCCGTGGGGGGAATCACCACGCGCCCGCAGGTGAGATTGGTAGGTGAAGCTGGACCCGAGGCCATTATCCCGCTGAGCCAGTTGGACAGCGTGTTGCCCGAGGCCGGGTCCGCAACCAAGACGGTGAACCTGACCGCGAACATCACAATCCAAGCATTGGACGGTGCCGATGTTGCACGAGTAGTGTCGTCGTCTGGATTTCAGAAAGCATTGGGACAGACACTGCCGCGCATGATGACCGACAACGTAGAGGGTGTTCGCACCAACACACGTATCACCTTGGGAGTAGATCAGTAATGGGCCTACCAATTGTCGCCTATGCGGATTTCCGTTCTACGGCCTGGTCGTTGTTGGCCGGAACGCCGTTGACGGATCAGGGGGTAGACAAACTCACGGATTTGGATCCCTCGAATCCGTTGTGGATCGCGGAAACAACCGTGGATCTTGAGGGAGATATGGGCAGCGCTGTACGTGTCGATGTGGTGACACTACATCACGCAAACTTCCCAGCCGGGACCACCCTTCGGGTCCAGTTGAACAGTAGCGCATCGTGGGGCGGACCCCCGGTCAGCGTGGACGTGGACGTGCCGACATGGACCGCTGACGGGTTCGCGCCGAATGTGGTTTTTGACATTGCTGCATCTTATCCCATTGTCGGGAACCGCACCTATCGCTACATCCGTTTCACGAACGTGGATGCAGGAGTCGCACCCGTGCAAATCGGGCAGTTAGTTGTTGGGGGCACAGTGAACGACATTCTGTCGGGCATGACCATCCCGCTGACCCGTTCAACGGAATGGGGTGTATCCTTTGCCGAGGGAAAGAAAGGGCCACGCTACGTCCATGACCGGCGCACGCGGATGCGTACGTGGAGTGCTCGATTGTTTATCGGCAGCGACCAATGGACCACGTTCCGAGAAATACTTGCCGGAAGTAAAGCCATGGCATACCCCACAGTGGTGTGGCCCATGAATGACCGCACGGGGGAGCCGGTTCTGGGTCGATGGCAAACTCCTACACTGGACGAAGTGTATCCCGCAGACACGGCGACAGAAATATCTGCTGTATTTGAGGAATTGTCAGCAGGTGAGGCCTACTAGCCATGGCCCAAGTCAAACACTTGGTCTTTACCAAGGCCACCGTCACGGGCGTGCAGTCCGTAACGGGTGTCGGGTTTCAAGGGGTTGCCGTCATTTTTTGGTCCACGAAACAGACGGCGACTGGACTTGTTGATGGCATCCGCTGGATGCAGGGAATGGCCGACGGCACTCGCCAATTTTGTCGGCAAGGAGGATGGCAAGATAATGCGGCCAGTCCTCAAAGTAGTCAGATTGAAAACGTTACGCACGCGTTGCAGTTCTCCACGTTGGGCGGTACACCGTCGGTGTTATCTGAGGCAACGTTTAGCGCATTTACAGCTGATGGTTTCGACATTAACTGGACAACGAACGACGGATCTGCTGATCGAATCCATGCGCTGGTCATCGCGTGTGACGCCGCTTTCATCTCACATTTCAAAACGACGGGCACTTCTGCCGGTGTCGCACAAGATATTTCGGGTGTCGGTTTTGCGCCAGACGCCATTATCTGGATACCCGGTTCGGATTCGGCGGGAACAGGCTACAACTTAGGATCGCCTTTTGGTGGTCTCCAAGGATTCGGGGTCAGTGATCCTGCGGCCATTTCCAACGGCTCTATGTTCGCTATTACTCCAGGAGCGAACGGTGGCGCGTCTTCGCTGTTGTCCGATAACGATTGTTTAGATATTCCTTTGGTCACGGGCATTTTTCGAGGGTACACCGTCAACGCACAGAAAGTGACTGCGTCGTTACCAGACGGGTTCCGCATCGTTCGGCAAGCCAGTTTCGGCGTAACAAACACCTACCAATTTGCCTTGTGTCTGTCCGGTATCCGTGTATCCGTGGGGTCGTTTAATTCTCCCACAGCTGTTGGGGATCAGGTCATTCCACTAGCCTTTGAGGCTAACGCATTATTCCTGTTGACCACGGGAGAGAACACGGGCGCACGGTTCAGTGTCGGTGCATGGGACGGCACCGGGCAAGGCGTAGCGTCAATTGCCGGATTAGTCGGAACGCCGACCATTACGGCCTCGGCCGACACGGACAACAGCATTGTGCGTGTGGTGCAACCCGCCGCAACCGCAGCCAGTTCCACGGACAAACTCCGTGCCGCTGTGGCTAGCGCCGATGCCACAGGCATCACCCTGACGTGGGCCACAGTCGATGTGTCCGCTCGAACGATGTACTATATGGCATTCGGCGACTTAGAAGTTCCGATTGTCGCCAACTGCTCGGACGGTGACGTTCCCCAAGTGGACGATCCGTCTGATGGATCCGAATGGGAGGGACTGGGACCGCACGAAGATAGGTTCTTTGTCGAGGTGGATTTGGATTCGGGAACCGAGCGCTGGGCCATGCACGATCCCATGCGTGATTCCCCAGAAATCACACCTCATCCGGGATTCAAGGAAGGACGCATTGTTTCGTGCGACTCAATTGTGCGGCGCACAACGGATCGATTGGGAGGCTGGCAAGCGTCTACCGTGCGTTTTACGCTGGACGATCACGACCGCCGCATTCGAGGATTGATTGCGTCGAACCAGTGGTATAACCGCGAGGTCAGGATTTACATTGCCAAGCGGACGGACGTGCCGCACGCCCGATGTCTGTTCCGAGGGATTATCCGCGCCTATCCTCCCAAGGAAGGATTCTTAGTTGATGTCGAAGCGGCGGACATCATTGGTACCGAGTTCAGCCCCTTTTCCTTGGACAAGGACATTCTGGCCAGCGCCGTGTTCGATGGGGTTCGATTCCCCGACGCACCGACAGATTTGCTGAAACAAACACCTCAGAAGCCGATTCCGGTGTACGGTGGCTTGTGGAGTGATGAAGCTAGCGACGTGGATCCCCCGGTGCTGATCGGAAACCCGGCGATTGGGTCCGGTCACGCTGACGTAATGTGGCGCATGGGATTCGGAAGTCTGACCGATGGTCCCGAGGCTCCTGCGGGGTTGAGTGCGGTAGTGTCGTCAGGTGGATCCATTTCGTCAGACATTTTACCCACGGGCCGGATGTTCGCCCAAGTCTGGGCCGTCGATGCGTCTGGCAACGTAGGAGATCCGTACCCATTTCTTCCTACTGGGTTGCCGATTACCGTCACCGGCACGGGCAACAAGATCACGCTCACGGTCACCCCCAGTGGAGGACCTACCCCGGACAAATATCGGTTTGCGTTAGCTACTGAATATTTCGGCGCACGATGGGGGCAGATTCTGGAAGTATCGGGGGTCACGACCTCGGTCGTGTTTGATTCCCATCCGGCCCTAATCGGCAGCACCGGATCCATGACAGCTGGCGCCTTTGCTCCGACGCTATCTCGCCGTCGGTACATTGTTGTAGCGTTGATCGGATCGGCGCGGACGGGCGCGTCCGAGACGTGCGCAGCATATGAGAACACACCGTACTATCGCCCTATCCATGTGACGAACATTCCCGTTACCGGGGCAACCAGTTACGAGGTATACGCGACGCAGCAATTGCAGTTCACGGACGGCAGTCCGTTACACACCGCACCGTCATCGATCTTTAATCGCAAGTGGTCTGTCCCAGTTCAGTTGGACGCGGACGGGTATCAGTATTTCGAGGATCGGTTTGACGACG